ATGCCCGCTTCTGGGATCTCAATGGCCATCACGGAGACTATCAAATGGCCAAATCAATCGAGGCAGTCTCCAAGTACATCAAAAAGGATGGAGACTTTGTCGAGTTCGGCACGCTCGACTGGAAGGAGAAAGTCAATGCTCGTGCTGAGCACCGTCGCTGTCTCGGTGCCAAAATGCTGGAGCCCGGCACAACCCTCAAAGAGATTCTCCAGATGGATCCTTCTCTGGCTCTTGAGGCTCACAACCTCCAGAAGGCTCTGGCTGCCTGCAAACAGGCTTTCATCGTCCCCAAGACAACAGATGACGTCAAGGGGATCTGGATCTTCGGCCCTCCTGGAGTGGGTAAAAGCCACCTGGTCAGGGACCTCGAACCCTCCCTCTTCCAGAAGGCCCAAAACAAGTGGTGGGATGGCTATGGCGGCCAACCTGCAGTACTCATCGATGACTTCGACAAAATGGGTACCTGCCTTTCCCACTACATCAAGATCTGGTCTGACAGGTATGGCTGCGATGGCGAGCAAAAAGGCTCCACTATTCCCCTCGCCCACGAGAGGCTCTACATCACCTCGAATTACACACCAGATGAGCTCTGGGGGGGGCAGGAGAACAAGGATCTCGAACTCGTCGCCGCCATTAAACGGCGGTTCAAGATCTGCTACTTAGAGAATCGCGAGAAGTATCAGGAGATAAAGGATTCTCTTACTAAATAATAATTTAAACTTAATGGAAACTGAAAAAGAAGTTGAAGTTACCCCACTAGTCGAACAGCCAACTGAAGCTGGTGTCGACATCAAACTTAAGAGGACTGAGTCGGTGTACCCCCAGGAACACGAGATTGAATACGAAATGAAATGCGACTTCAACTGCGAAGGCTGTCAACTCTTAACTAAGTTCTTTGGCTTGTCATAAGAAATCTCCTAATTATTTTATAATTACAATTTAATGGCGAAGACATTCAAACTACGACGTACGGGTAGATCAGCCATGAAGTACCGTAAGAGACGAACTACACGTACCTTGCTAACGCGAAACAACTACGTGGCGAAACCGGGACTCAATGTTGGGGCCTCGACACGATTCTTTGCTCCTCTCCCGTTTAAGATGAATCTTCGTTCTGATTGGATGGCAGATTCTCGCTATACTCTTGGTCTTGGTGGTGGTGTCCCTAAAGTTCCCAGAACCGAGTGCTATTACTGGTTCGTAGACGCTCTTAACGCTACTATCAATGTCAATGCAGATGCTACCCTTGGAGCTGCTCAGCGTTACTTCTACTGCTCTGTGATGGGAGGCATGCTTGGCATGTATCAAGAGGCAGTTATTCGGAATTCAGTCATGAATGTAGAAGTCACAGCGGACTACCAGAAGATTATCGCTGATAACGCTCTTCAAACCAACTACGATAGTGCTAGCGAACCTACAGTCCACTTCGCTTGTGCCCAGGTCCCGCTCTCTTACTTGCGTAAGGCAGATGACACGCTTCACGCCATCGCAAATGCTGGGCTCGTCTACAATGGAGTCGACTACTATTCTTCCCTTACACAGTCGATGAAGGCAAAAAGCACTACTATTGGCTGGGGGTCTAGTCCCGGTGAACCCTACAGAGCTCGTATTCCAATTGATGGATACGCCCACAATGGAGTCCAACAGACAATTACCAGTTACACTTCTTGGGATCCTGCTAATGCAACTCCAACGGTCACCTATGCCTATCCCAATCCCGGTCAGCGAAATGTCTTTCTCTTCGCTGTGAGGATCCGCTACACGCCTCTACTTAACGTGGATCAATTCGTCCAATTGCGTGTGGCTTACAACCTTAACCAACACCTTATCTTCCAGGATAAGACACCCGACTATCCTTATGCCCGGGGTGTGGGCAACGCGGCCTAACTAAGTGTTTTCGACTAAAAACTAGTAAAGGTTTTAATGGCGGCGAATGCCGTCCGAGATGGAGGGAGGCGTTTATGGCGACGGTTTGAGGAGCCATAGCCTCCCGGCGCCTGGCCTCGTGCCAACGACAAAGTAGGCACTGCCAGGGTTGAGGGTTGGGGGTTGTGGTCTCGAGAAAGAAGATCCCTCCAACGACTACCTCAATGGTCAAATAAGTTACACTTTTGGCCTTGCCGCGTTCCTCCGTGCCCTTATAGTATTACACGGAGGAACGCGGATTCGCGGACGGAGGAACGCGGATCCGCCTACACTAATTTAATTAGTGTATTTAGAATTTTCTAGAACAATTCTTTTATGGAAACTTCCATCAAATCGCTATATAAGCGATCTCGGGAGAGTAATTTAATAAACGCGAATGGATCTCGAACATGTCCGTGAGAGAAGTCGTTCGGCTGAGAAGCCGTCAAAGTTCAGGATAGACTCCAGGTCTTGGTTCCTGACTTATCCAAAGTTGGACTTGTCCAAGGAGGAGGCACTTCGGCTCCTTCAACTTAAGTTGGCTTCCAAGCCAATCACTGGGGCTGTGGTCTGCCGCGAGCTACACGAGGACGGCTCCCCCCACATCCACGCCTACATCCTCCTTGAGAAGCGGTTCAGCTGCAAGGATGCCCGCTTCTGGGATCTCAATGGCCATCACGGAGACTATCAAATGGCCAAATCAATCGAGGCAGTCTCCAAGTACATCAAAAAGGATGGAGACTTTGTCGAGTTCGGCACGCTCGACTG